GTTGTTCTTGCTGCGGTAGCCGAACGCATCATCCCTCAGATCACGGCAGCGATGGAGGCCAAATTTGAGAAACTTTTAGACGGCAAACGCCTTTTTATCGCGGAGCCTGATATCTCGACATGGTCGACGCCAACGCAGCGGCTCCGGACAATCGCAAAGGACCCCCTCCCCTATTATTTCAACAGGGGTGGTGACTTCGATTTCTATTCCAACTGTGAGCACGAGAGACAACACGGAACGGGGTTCAAGGTTCGCAGTCGTCGGCATCTGCGCAAACGCCCGGAATATGTCGTGCAGCCGTGCCCAGAGATTGACGATTTTCTGCGGACCACGTTCACGAAATACCTGAAATACGGGTTTGTCGGGAAACAACGACAACTGAAACTCAGTCCGACGGTGGTCCCATTCGAAAAAACAGAACAAAGCATGTTCCCAACCTTCAAATGGAAAAATGAAAATGATCCCCGTTCTTGAAATTTTTCCCGTGCCGGCGGGCGTAATCCCAGAAAAAGCGAAAGCTTTATTCTCTTCGGGATGCCGGTAGCCACCTCCTGAGTGATGATGGGCGTTGACTGACGATTAATAACTGACCTTTATCCCGGGCGCGCACGGTGTGGCTCTGTTGGACGGGCTGATGCAGGTAACATCACCTGGAAGGCAGAGCGCGCGTATCTCTTGACACGAATGCCAGGATCAACAACCGAGGCTAACAACACGGGCAGAGAGACGCTGCTCTTGATTGAAAGGGAACACCAATGGAATTCAAACAGTTTAAACAGATGATGCAAGCTCACGTCTCAACCATGTTGGCAGGTCATGGAGTGCTTTTCGTCGTAGATGTTTCTGGTGATGAACTATGGGAAATTTATCTTGAAAGTTTTCCCCCAGGTTCAAATGAGATTTTCAGAAAGCGCCGCGAGCATGACTGCAGTTGCTGTCGCCATTTTATCCGCTCGTTCGGTAATGTGGTTGCCATCAACGAATCGAATGAAATTCAGACAATATGGGGATTTGAGCCGGGCGATACAACATACTCTGTGGTCGTTAAAGCTCTGGAAGCCTACATAAAAGCACACCACATCAAGGATGTGTTTGTCACCAAAGAATTCCGGATAGGAACCGATCAAAATCACGAACAGGGGACCGATGGCATGGTACGCACGTGGGACCATTTCCATGTTGTCTTACCCAAGCAATTTGTCACCAAGTCTTCAAAATCGGAGGCTTCTATCGCCGCAGGCTTTCGGGACGTAAAGAGCGTTTTTAGGCGATCATTGGACGAAATTTCCCAGGATGCAATCGAGACCGTTCTTGACCTCATTTCTCAAAACTCACTTTACAAGGGTGAGGAGTGGGCCGCACTGTTGAGCAGTTTCTTATCCATGCACATTGAGTATCACAAGTTGTCTTCGGAGAAACAAGATCTCTATTGTTGGCGCAAATCTGTTGAGATTGGCGGCGCTATGGGCAAAATCCGAAACCATTCCATCGGCGTTTTGCTCACAGATATCACTGAAGGCACGGATATCAACGAAGCGGTGCGCAAATATGAAGCAATCGTGGCCCCCACGAATTACAAGCGACCGAAGGCAATATTTACTCCGAAAATGATTGAACAGGCTCAAAACACGCTTCAAGAGCTGGGGCTGTTAGATTCCCTTGAGCGTCACTTTGCGACTATTGAGGACATAACAGTCAATAATATTCTGTTCGCCAATCGTGATGCCCTGAAAACGCTCCAACCCGATGTCTTTTCGGATTTACGGGCCGATGCGGTTACCAAGGTGCGGAAATTCGAGAAAGTAGAAAAGGTTCCCGTTGAACAGTTTCTCTCGCAAATTCTTCCGCGAACCACCGCTATTGAGGTTTACCTTGAAAACCGACACGAGGCCGACATGGTATCTCTGATTGCCCCACAAAATAAAGGGGCTAAGACCCTATTCAAGTGGGACAATGGTTTTTCGTGGGCTTACAACGGGAACATTGCAGATAGCATGAAGGCTCGCGTCAAGAAGGCCGGTGGAAATGTTGAGGGCGTATTGCGTTTTTCCCTTCAGTGGAACGAAAATGGCGACAATCAGAATGATTTCGATGCCCATTGCATTGAACCCAAAGGCAACCATATCTGGTTCCAAAATAAGGGTTGCAGACATTCCTCGTCCGGCATGTTGGACGTAGATATTATCCATCCCTCAACGGAACAGGTGGCTGTCGAAAATATAGCCTGGACATCGTTAGATAGAATGCAAGAGGGTATTTACCAATTTTATGTCCATAATTATACGCATCGCGGCGACCGAAACGGCTTCCGAGCTGAAATTGAATACGATGGGCAGATTCATTCATTTGATTACCCGAAGGAGCTTCGACAGGATGAGACGGTTGTGGTTGCAAAGATAGCTTTCAATAAAAACAATGGGATTACCTTTCTTCAGTCCCTCCCTTCGTCGGCACCATCTAGGCAGGTATGGGGGCTGACCACGAACCAATTTCATCCTGTCGCTGTCCTGATGTTCTCCCCGAATTATTGGGATGGTCAACTGGGCCGCGGCCACAAGCATGTTTTTTTCATGCTCAAGGGGTGCATCAATGACATGTCTCCCAATGGGTTTTTCAACGAATTCCTGCGAGAGGACCTCATGGCGCACAAGCGGGTTTTTGAAGCGTTGGGGAGCAAAATGCGAGTCGCCGCGTCGGATGATCAGCTCTCAGGCTTGGGGTTCAGTTCAACAAAGAGGAATTCGCTCATATGTAAAGTCGAGGGTCATATAAGCAGAATCGTAAAGGTTTTGTTCTAAGCCAGCATAAAGAAAAGGAGATCCAGTCATGTTTGAAAAAGCTGCACGAGGCAAATTGCGTTTCAATTACAGGGGGTTCTGTTCCGTAGAAGACCTTTGGGATTTATCCCTGGAGGCTCTCGATGCGATTTACAAGACCCTCAATGCCAAAAACAAAGCGCAGAATGAGGATAGCCTTCTGGAGATCAAAAAAGGAGAATGCGACGTCTTGAGCCTACAGATAGCTATTGTGAAGCACATTGTTATGGTCCGGCTGCAGGAACAGAAAAATCGTGAGGACTTGGCGGCAAAGGCAGCACGGAAACAGCAACTTTTGGCCATTATGGCAGAAAAACAAGATGCAGACTTGCGTAACCTCTCAATGGATGACCTTGTGAAACTGGTCAACGAACTGTAGGCGGTCAGTCTGAGCCAATACAAACCATGCAGAATGATGCAACACAACCATTTCCGGTGCAGTTGTTCACCGTCAGGGGAACGGCTCAAATGCTGGGTTGTCATCCGGACACGGTTAGATCCTTGATCCTTGAGGGGCAATTGGAGGCATACAATCTTAGTTGTGGGGTTATGCGGAGGACGGGAAAAACGGCGTTGCCGCGCATCCGGATATCAGGTGAGTCAATCGAGGCATTGTTGAACGCTACGCGTATCAGATCAGTTCCCCAAGAGGCTCATGAAATGGTCAAGGATCACATCAGGACAACCGATTTTCGAAGAGAGATAGCGAGACTCAGAAAACAGATTGGTGGGTGAGCGAATAAGGAGGGTTCACGATGGGACGAGGAAGGCCGAAAAAGGTGAAGGAACAAACTTTTCAGGGTCAAGATGGGACGCCGGGAGGCACTGTTGACAAATTTTCTTTCCCCGTTGATCCTGATACGGCTGTTCCGGCCTGTGTTCGGTGCAAACTGGCACAGGGGGACCAGCACGATGAAAGCCCTACCGGGCTGTTTTGTACGGTCCTGGAAGAGTGGGTCGGCCGCGCCGACAGTTGCACGGATTACGAATTCGGGGAGCCGGGGGCGCTGCTTGAGATGGTAGGGGAGAATGAACCACCAATAGAGGGAAACGAAGAAGAAAACGAATCAAATTCTTCCGATACCGATTCCGATGCATCTTCCGCCGATATGGACGACCTTTCCCTCTCCGGTGACCCTATCGCCGCCGAAATGCCGCCATCCCGTCCCACAACTGATTTCCATCTCTACAAAATACGCCATTTCGAGCACGAATTGGACGTCGGGTTGTTTGAGGTTTACCGATACCTGGGAGCCGGAGGCGAAGGTGAGCCGTCGCTCACGGTCAAATTGACCGGGTTCCGGGACTCCGTGAAAGCCAACATTGTGGTTGATTTGCCCCACAGGGTGAAATTATCGGTCGGCAGCGTGGAAACGGTGAGGGAGAACGGGACATTCCGGATAGTAGTGGAGCCAAAACAGGGGAGCTTATTCGACCAGGAAGGGGACGACGATCAATGCCAGGCGAAGACGGAACCGGAAACGGAAATGGAAACCGAGAATTTCCCTTTATCTGCCGTTTCGGAATCACCGAACGACGCCATTGCGAGCAGCGACAACTCTGCAACCGAAGATACTACAAATCAGGGAAAATAGATTCGAAATTTGCGGGATGCCTGCTCCCGACACCCTGTGAGCACTGGTTGACCGACGAACAATATAACGAACGCAAGGAATCCTCACGAATTTTCTGGACCGACTGGGGCAAAAATCCGAGGATGATCGGGGTTAAAAATAAATCGGACTGGAGGGTAAAACCGTGACGGACCCCACAGAAACGGTTGATCGGAGAGTTGATCGAGAAACAAGCGTGAACAAAATGCCGAAGGCATTCACTCTGGAACAGTTGCAACAGGCCCTCCGGGAATCCGTTGAAATTCATGCTGCGTGGATTGGTGACGAAGATGATGAAAATTTTCATTATCCGAAGAAGCTTTTCGAGTTCCTGCATAAACTTACCGAGGGACACATCGAGGTGCTGATAGTAGCGCTAGAAGAAGCCGAGGACGTTGATTACAAAATCGCGATGATTCTCCAGGCCATCGTGACCCAGGGATTCATTATGGGTTACTTGGTCGCAACGAATGCGATGAAAGCCAAAGCCGTCTCAGGGTGTGTCGATGTATCCACCTTTTTTGATAATTTGAACGCTCGAGGGTTGGTCCAATGAAACAGAAACGAGAGCGCAAACGGGTTACTCCCACAACGTTTACGCATTCGCGTTGTCAGGCGTTCCTACGTTGTCAGATGCTCCACGCGTGGCGCTACGAATACGGAATAGTTCCGATGGAAGAACGAATCGTATTCGGTTTCGGGTCTACGATTCATGAGTGTCTCGATTGCTGGCATTCGACCCGCGATCTCGAATTGATCCGTGAATTCATTGACACGACACACTCGGACCGAGGAATCAACGATAGACAACGTAGTCAGTGGCATCTGGCTCACGCCATAATGGACGGCTACGCCATAAAATATCAAGAAGAATTTTTCCGGACGGTCGCAACGGAAATGGTGATCGAGGGACCCGTGATCAATCCGACCACTGTCAGACGACAATCCTCGGCTCATCGCATGAAATTCCGTGGACGGATAGACGGGCTCGTGCAACGTCATGAGGATATCGAGGTAGGTCCCAACGGAACATATTGGCTCCTGGAGCACAAAACAACATCATCCCTCAATGGCAACTACATGCAGGCCATTTGGGAGGATCCTCAAATTTTCCTGTACAGCACATATCTAGAGCAGTCCAGGGGCATCAGGATTGCCGGGGTGATTTACAACGTATTGGCGAAATCTCGAATTGAGCAGCGCAAAGAGGAGAGTGAGGTCGAGTTTGAGCAGCGCCGTGCAGCGCTTCTGGCCAAATCGAAAACTGGGAAGAGTTCGGCTCAGCGCCGATTAGGGGAATCGGATGAAGACTTCCGGACCCGGCTTAACGACATATACTCTCCCGATGCTACTACCCCCATGTTCTATCGGCAAGAGGTGCTCCTGGACGACCGACGTAGGACTGAGGCCATGAGTGAATTATGGTGGACGGTCCAATCATATCGGGCTGCGAAACGCTCTGGACACTGGTTGAAAAATCGCCAGCAATGCCATGCCTACAACTCACAATGCGACTATTGGACCTTGTGTTCGGCAGAACCGGGAGAGGTGGACGATCTCATAACGACATATTACCGGACCGAGGACGCCTTTGTGGAGCTGAGGAAGGGAGCCGGGTGGAGGGAATTGCAGAAACAGCGTGAGGAGAAACAGAACGAGGGAAACATCCCACACTCTGCTGATCACACACAAATCACAGCATTTTAGCGCTACACATCAGGGAGGTTATCATCACCATGGCAATCCAGTTGCCAACACAAAAACGAAAAAAACAGGTTGACCCTCATGGTGTCAATATCGTCCTGTATGGCCCCAATGGCCTAGGGAAAACCACATGGGCTAACATGTGCGAGAACACTTTCATTATGGCCACAGAACCTGGGCATGACGCTATTGAGGGGTATGTAGAGCAGATCTACAGTTGGGATCAATTTCATGATTTTTGCACCTTGCTAAAACAAGGAAATCACAATTACAAGCGCGTATGTATTGACACGGGACCGGGACTCTATCGTATCTGTCTTGATCACTATTGCAAAAAAAGTAACGTCAACCACATATCTCTTGCCGAGGGTGGCTGGGGACGTGGTCCGGACGTGGCAAACAATGCTTTTCTGGCTCACATTCAGGGGTTAGCATTATTACCATATGGCCTGATATTTATCAGCCATATGGTCGAAAAAACGATCAAAACCCCCACGGCGGCAGAATATACGCGTTTTCTCGTGGATCTGCCGGAGAGAGAGAAGGCCCCCATTCGCTCCCAGGTGCTCGGGCTGTTCGACTGTATTTTTTACATGACTCTCCAGAGGGTTGACGGACCGGTGGACGGCGAGGATGAAACAACCGAGATACGATATCGTAGAGTTCTGAAAACAGAGCCGTCGGCATACTACGAGGCACGGGATCGCTACCACTACCTCCCACCGACCATCATATTGCCGGAGCCTCCGGCCAATGGATACGACGCATACGTTAGAGCGTTTGAAAGGGGACGGAACGAAAAAGAGGGGACGGGAAACGTGAAGGGGCAGGCTACGCCTGCTAAAAATGCAAACGCTTCCGCGGCTACCCCACCCACGTATGCTCCGGTCGAAGAGGGTCCGGAGGAAGGCAAAAAAAATGCGACCAATGCGACGAAAACGAACACGGCGACCACGAAAGGACCCGTGCGATAGCACGCGAACAGAAAGAGGATCCCGTCCCATGATGATGTCATCGACCATACAGACACCACCAGCTCCCCCCATGCTCACCGTGGCGCAATTGGCTGAGCGCTGGGGGATAGTCCGGCAGACCATCTACCGGATGATGCGCAACAAACGATTGAAATGGGTAGATGTGCGAACGACCACGACAAGACGACGCAAGGCGTCTATCCGGATACCGTTGGACGAAGTATTGAGAATCGAGAATGAAAATAGGACCGTTGCGAGAACCATTAACGGTCCTGCGAAATAGATAAACCCAAGACAAACAGAAAGGATGGAGGTTTTCACTATGGGCATTTTAGATCTGCGCAACATGGACGACGAATATGCGGCCGCAGAAGCCATTACATTCGAAGAGGTTCCTAACGGCCGGTATCAGTGTCGAATTATCAAGGCCGAACCGGGGATCACGAAAACGACCAGCAATCCTATGATCAAATGGACGCTCGTCGTGCTCGCTGGGGAATGCAAAAACCGAAAAGTATTCAAAAACATGGTGTTCACCCCGAACAGTCTGGGGCTGGTCAAAAATGACCTGCAGGCACTCAAATTCACGGGAAAAATATCACAGCTCGAAAGCGCTCTTCCGCGTTATATCAATCAGGCCGTGCAAATCCGCCGGAGCCAGAATGGAACGGACAATCAGGGACGACCACAGTTCAATACGTATTTCGAGGAGCTGCTTAATATCCCCTTGACGGACGGTGTAGACTATGCGCCACCACCCGATGACCGTGATTATACACCTCCGTCAGGGGACGATGTCCGGTTCCCGTAAAGATGCTTCTGACCTGCTTATCGGTCATCACTGAAATTTAGCAAGGCCAGCACCGCATCTATCGAGGCTCTCATGGACAAACAGCGCAACTCGAAACAACGCAAACCCACCCCTCTCCCGTTCACCGTGGTTGTTGACACGAGAGAGCAGATACCGTGGGGGTTCCCGGAGGACACCCTCACGGTTACCAAGAAACTAAATGCCGGGGACTATTCCATTCTCGGGTACGAAAACGTAGTGGCTATTGAGAGAAAATCGTTGAACGATCTGATCAACACGGTGATACACGGACGCCGTCGGTTCATGCACGAATTGGAGAGATTGGAGACGGTGGCCTATCGTTGTGTCGCAATCGAGGGGACCGTAGGAGATGTGCTCGCCGGGAAATACAATAGCGATGCATTCCCGCAGAGTATCATCGGTTCCATCCTGTGGTTTGAGAGATTTTACGGAGTGCCGTTCCATTGGTGGCACGATCGGCAAATAGCGAGTTATATGGGAATCAACTGGTTACGACACGTCTATAAAGTGATCGCGGAATGATGGGAACCAGGGTGAGGATGAGAGTATGAAAAAACAGACAGCAAAAAATCAACGGACGGGTGATACAGTCCCCGTGGCTGACCGTCCCACCACGATCAAAGGGTTGGTCGAGATTATCCATTTTGCGTCCGGGACATTCACAGCCGGCAAGTTACGGCCGGTGGGAAATGGTGACGGTAATTCTTCATCCACATCTACCCCTACATCGTTGATCTCATTCACCGCTCCCCAAGAACTCAAATTGAATTCTCAGATCACCCTTCACGGTCGCTGGGAAGAGCACAAATTGTATGGTGCGCAGTTCAAAGCGACCCAGGTCGAATATGACCTTGCATTAGATGCCGCGGGCTTGTCCCTGTGGCTACAAAAAAACAATGAGATTCGAGGCATTGGACCGAGTAAGGCGCAAACGATAGCAAATGCTTTCGGGGAACGATTTGACGACGTGATCCGCAACAATCCTGATGAAGTAGCTCGCGTTGCGAAATTATCTCCCGAAGCCATTTCAAACCTACGTACCATATGGATAAAGAACCAAGCTGAGATCCATCTGATTACGTGGCTCGCCGCGTTCGGTCTCTCGATTCATGAAATTGAGACGTTGCGCAACAAATACGGTTACAACACCGTAGGCGTGCTACGCAAAGATCCATATTTGATCATCGGTGAGCTGCCGGGGTTTGCGTTCAAAAAGGTGGACAAAATCGCATTGAAGACCGGCATCCCGAAGGATGCCGTGTCGCGTATTGATCACGGGATACTGTGGTGCATACGGGATGCTGAGGACTCCGGACACACCTACGTAACGTTGGGAGAATTGATCGAGAACGCCAACACACTGTTGGAATTGGACGGGTTGGGGAGTCGGGTATTGATTAGTGAACGATGCCAGGACTTGCTGCGCAATGACCGACTCCAAATAATTCATATGGCAGGTCAACCCGGTGATCACGAGAATGAAGTGTTCGCCTGCTTACGACCAGTCACGTGGCGACGAGAAGTGTGGATGCAGGAAACTGTGTGCAAGTGTGTGGAGAAGGGTGAACGAATATTGAAACGGGATGATTTGGATGAATTCCGAAAGATCATTCAAAAAATAGCTCCCAGTCTAAACAGTCAGCAGCTCGAAGCCGTGCTCAATGCAACGATTTACCAGTTGTCGCTGATCTCCGGCGGTGCCGGAACCGGCAAAACCTTCACCGTGGACGCTATCCGGAGATACTGGCTGCAAAACGGTCACACCGTGATGTTGTGCGCACCGACCGGGAAGGCCGCACGACGGCTTGAGGAGGTCACCGGTCACGAGGCGAGCACCATACACCGATTGCTGGGTTACAACGGTATTGATTTCACAGCCGGACCCGACTCTCCTATCCCTACGGACGTGTTGATCATTGATGAATTTTCTATGGTTGACTCGACCCTCGCATATCATCTGTTCCGAGCGATTGATTGGCAGCGGACTACGGTGGTTCTCGTTGGTGACCACAACCAACTCCCTCCGGTCGGACCGGGGAACATGCTGCGGGATCTCATCGAACATAGTTCAGTTCCCACCACTATACTAGATACTGTGGTCAGGCAAGCCGGAATACTGAAAACGAATTCGTGTCGCATCCTCACAGGATCCATTGAACGATCCGAGGGATCGTCTTGGCAGATCGTTGACAGCCTGGGAGATGCCGAGAGCTGTAGGCTATGGGTAGAGGAGATATTTGCCAACATATTGCAGGGCTATCCGGATTTGGACGTAACCCACGGGTTGCAAATCCTTGCTCCTATGAAGGATCGTGAGGTCGGCGTGAAACGACTCAATATCGAGTTGCAGCGCATTTATCAGCAGGTCCGGCATAAAGTTGTGGTGGAATCTGTAGCCGAGGGACGCCGGCCAAAATTCTACCGGCACGACAAGGTGATCCAAACGAAAAATGACTACAGTCTCGGTGTGATGAATGGGACCCTTGGGCAGGTGATAGGAGTAGAGCCTGGCGGTAGCATATTGATCAATTTCGAGGGACAGGGCGAAGTGGTCGAAGTGCCGAGCCACAAAAAAATCAATTTGCAACTGGCCTATGCTCTCACGATTCACAAATGCCAGGGAAGTGAATTCCCCTTCGTAATCCTGGTGGTCCACAAATCACAGTCGTTCATGCACTCACGTAATCTGATCTACACTGGTGCGACCAGGGCGAAACGAAAACTTATCATTGTGGGTGACCAGTGGGGCATACGGAATAGTGTGATGCGAGTGGACGCGGACAAGAGAAAAACGTGGTTCGGGGAGCTGCTCAGGAAAGATCGGGAATGGCGCGAACGCATGGCGCTGTGTAAGCCGGTGGTGTAAGGAGGTAATAATCAATGATAACAACGATCGCAGCACCAGGGCGCAATCTATACGTCTCAACGTCTCTCGACTATTTTCAGGAGCCGGAGGATTCACCCCTGGCGAAGGACTTTATTCTTAACGGGGTAACCTACCGACGATTAGATTTCCCCTATCTGGCTTGGCTCAACCAGCAATTTGAAAGAGCAGCGATAGCTGTGGATAAAGGCAAACTCGATATGCCTACATTCTGTCGTCTTCACGAGGCATTAGCTGATATTTTTGAATTCGCTCAACAACAGGTGAAGGGAGAAAAAATATTTGAGGTGTTGAAACGAATTGACCTAACGGGATATGAACCGCCCAAAAGTGGAGTATGGCAGGGCGGCAAAGTGAACACGGAGGGGAAAAGGGAAAAGGCGTATTAAGATTTTTGGTTCGCGACGTTTTACACACCCGAGGTGCGGGTGGCGGGCGTTAACGTGGTCGGTTACGACGAGCGTTGTCCGCAGACTCTCTCGCAAACGTGGCTAACAGTGTGGTTCGACACATGAGGGGTGTTGAGATGGCATTTCCCTAATAGTTTCGTAGAGGTTAGCCCACGCACGCGGGGAGATGCCGTGACACCCCTAAATCACCCTTAACCCTACGAAGGTTAGCCCACGCACGCGGGGAGATGCCGGGCTAACAGCGCCATGCGGTCTACAAAGAAAGGGTTAGCCCACGCACGCGGGGAGATGCCGCCGACAAAATTGACCCTAACTCGTATTTCATGGGTTAGCCCACGCACGCGGGGAGATGCCGAGATAACCCACCGATAACCCCTGGAATATCACGGTTAGCCCACGCACGCGGGGAGATGCCGGCATTCCGATGAGCTTACAGGCCGCGCGAACCGGTTAGCCCACACACGCGGGGAGATGCCGCCGGCAACATTCGCCGGATTAGAGCCGTGTTCGGTTAGCCCACGCACGCGGGGAGATGCCGCCGAAAATACCCAATCGACGCCGACGGGAGATACTGTTACATGATACGAACATACAAATTTAGAGCTTATTGCACCCAGGAGACCGAACAACATGCACTTCAATGGTTGGACCTCTGCCGCCACCTCTATAACTGCTGTCTAGAGCAGAAAATAGACGCCTATTCACGTTGTGGCGTATCCCGGAGTAGTTTCGATCAGATGAAGGAATTGAAGGATATCAAAAAGGAATCCCCCGAATACACCACCGTAGGCTCTCAGGTGCTCAAGGACGTGATTTCACGACTCCACAAAGCCTACGACAAATTTTTTCGGCGGGTGAAACAAGGCATAGAGGCTCCAGGATTCCCGCGATTCAAAGGAAAGCGATTTTTCAACAGCTTCACATTTCCGAATTCCAGCGGTTGGCGCTATGCGAACGGCCTTGAAATCCAAAACGTCGGCCGGTTCAAGCTCCGCGGAGGATACAAAATCATCAAGACATGGCATGTGAAACCTGACCGGACACATTTAGAAATTCAGGACAAGGACACCACGTTTCAAGTGGTAGTCCGAACGGTCACAGTAAAACGCTCGAATACCGGAAAATGGTACGTGACATTCACCTGTGATAATGCCCCTGCTAAGCCGGTTTTAGCCTCTACAGCCACAATTGGTATTGATGTTGGAACGATGCTTTTCAGTATGGATTCCGACGGGAAACGTATTCCCCGCGGTGGATTCTTGGAAGGTGAACTCCGGCAACTCCGTATATTGCAGCGCAAGGCGGCTCGTCAGCGAGAGGCTATGAAACGGGAGAAACGAGCCACCTCGAATCACCTGGAGAAAACCTATGATGCAATTCGCAGGTTGCATGAACATATAGCGAATTGCAGGCTCGATTTCATCTGTAAGCTCAGCCATTACTATGTGCAAAATTACGGAACAATTCGTGTCGAGAATCTCGACATTCTCAACATTATTCAGCGGTCGAAAAGGGATCGTAAGCCACCGATTGCCCGACTTCGGATACTAGACGCTGCGTGGGGAACTTTTTTCCAACGGCTTAAGATGGGTGCTGAATCAGCGGGCCGAACGTACGAGGAGGTGTCCGCGGAATACACCACGATGACATGCTCCCGTTGTGGGCATGTTCAAAAAGTGGCTCTAGCGCTTCGCATGTTCGACTGTGAAAAATGTAAACTACGCATCCATCGCAAATTTAACGCAGCACGGAATATCAATCAAGAACAAACCCTTTGGGAGTCTGAAAACCTTTCAGGAATAGTGGCTCTGCTATCGCAGATTCGCCAAGAATATCTCAACAAGGAGGCCATACAGAGTCATGAGTAACCAATTCGGTGAGATGACACACGATGCAATCCGAGCACAGGCAAAGCAGCTTTCGGTTACGCTGAACGCCACCACAGGCGAGCTGGCGATATGCCTGCATTACATCAACCAGAAGCGGCACTGGGAACAGTGGGGATTCGAGAGTCCGGACGCTTACGCTGAAGAGGAATTGGCCATCGGCCGCAACAGTCTCCGGGAATATCTCCGGGCTGGTAAGGTGGCCGCGGAACAGGGGCTTAGCCTGGAGCAGATACGAGTTCTCGGTAAAACCAAATTGGCATTGCTGACCGAGGTTGCCGCGTCCAGCCAGATGACAGCAGCGCTGGAATACGCTCTGAAACACCCGGCAGCAGACCTCAAGGACTACTGTCAGAGGATCATGAAGGGGAGCAGGGTCATTCCGGACCGGACTGTCAAATCCTGGACGGTCAAAATCGCGGCTGACAACTTTGAAGAGGCGCAACGGCTCGTCAAAATGATCGAGCTGGAAAACCAGACGAGGATTACCGGTGATGCGGTGCTGATCGCGCTCCGGGCTTATTGGGCGCAATCGCCGCGAGTCGTCAAAGCGGCCTAGTTTTCAAAAAGAGGCCCAGGCAGGGCCTTCAGGCACTAACGTGAGGGGAGGAAACTAACTCTGTGCGTTGCCTGAGAACCTTTCGACGTACCCGGCGGGGTGATACATAACGGGGTCTGACATGGCATTTCCGTAATGATTTCGAAGTGTGATTCCCACGCGGGTACGGAGACGCCGCCAAATATGGCCAGCGCTGTCAGGTCTATTACGTGATTCCCACGCGGGTACGGAGACGCCGAGCCGCTCGGCTACGTCGTCCCTGCGGAAACCGTGATTCCCACGCGGGTACGGAGACGCCGGAGGATGACCATGCCGGTGGTGGTGTGATTCCCACGCGGGTACGGAGATGCCGCGCCTTCTGGATCGGCATGGAGTTGCGCAGTTGTGATCCCCACGCGGGTACGGAGATGCCGGGGCGAAGTTCGCTTTCTCGAAAGGTGATCCCCACGCGGGTACGGAGATGCCGTGATATGTCCATCGCGGACTCCTTAAAAGCTTGTGATCCCCACGCGGGTACGGAGATGCTGGAGGAATCCCATGATTGAAATTGGGCCACAGCGGGACGGGGCTCGGCTGGGCGTGGCTGGGCAAGGCCGGGCGTGGCTTGGTGCGGCCGGGCGGGGCGGGGCGGGGCTCGGCATGGCAAGGCATGGCACGGCTTGGCAAGGCAAGGCAAGGCTAACTGAAAGAAGGAAAAACAATGACACCAGACAATAAGATGGTCACAGACACAGAGCGTAAGCCACGGTTCAGACGCTCTATCGAAATCCAGAAGCTCAAGGAATTCATGCGCGGAATCAAAATCGGTCAGATAGCGAGCCGAACGTCTCTCAGCGCTCAAGCTGGTCGCAATGTGAAGGCGGGGGAGGCCGGATATTCATCGTTTGCGATGGCCCGCTTTCAACTAGAGGGCGAAGGAATCTATTTTGGCTGTGTCTCAGATTGCTGGGACAAGGGACAACTGATAGAGGGAGGCTACAAACGACTCGCACATAACGAGGTGGTATCTCTGATACAGCACGACATTGGCAATATTCGATCACGTGGCCGTAGAACTACACGTAAACTGGCAAATATCCAATATGACGATCTGACCGAAGAATCTCAGGTGCTTCATAACACAGCCATGACTGTTTCGAGAACTGTAGAAACACTCACATCTGATGAGGTATTGAGGGACATCGAAAAGCGGGTAAGGTCAAAATCCGCGCCTGTCCCCACAAAAGATGTGTTCATTATGATCCCGTAAAGTGCGGCCGGGCGTGGCTGGGCTCGGCGAGGCACGGCATGGCGTGGCCGGGCTCGGCGAGGCAAGGCGCGGCGCGGCTGGGCTAGGCCGGGCGAGGCGAGGCATGGCGAGGCTGGGCGTGGCTGGGCACGGCTTGGTGCGGCCGGGCGGGGCGCGGCAAGGCACGGCGAGGCAAGGCCGGGCGCGGCAAGGCAAGGCTAACTACACAACAATGAAAGGATTTTTCATCATGGCAAAACCGAAAGAAAGCAAGAGCGCAAGCGAAGACATCACGCGGCAGGTTATTCTTGAAGGCGTTGCAGACATCATGTTTGATCGCTATGCCGGAGACAACAAAACCAAGCTGGAAGTCTATCAACGGCTCTATTTTTCACGGGAAGACGGAAGAACTCTAGTGCTCCCAGCACTGAACATCAAATCGTTTCTCTCTGCGCAGAATACTACAAGTGCTCCAAAACGGCTCCTCCCGAGCAAGCAATACAAGGAGGCTGCGCACGCGGCCCTGAGCTACGTAATCATCTCCCCCATGGAAATCCCCTTTCTGAGAGATGGCAAGCCTATCACGTTTGGCAAGTTCAAAGGGGACGTGGACCCGGATAGCGGCGTTTATATCCATCGGTCTGTTGCACGGTTAAAGGATGGCATCCCGAACCCGAAAGAACGCCCGACTTTGCCGGTTCCGTGGGCCTTGGCGTTTACGCTCACCATCATGGCCAACGACGAATTGCAGGAGCAACAGCTGGTGAACCTCATCCAGAACGGTGGGCGGGCCCTTGGCTTGGGGACGTTCCGGGGCGTTTTCGGGAAGTTCAGAATTGCGAAATGGGAATAGGATACATCTAGCGGCAGGGCGCGGCGCGGCAAGGCACGGCATGGCTGGGCAAGGCGCGGCGTGGCAAGGCATGGCTAGGCAAGGCAAGGCTGGGCCAGGCCGGGCTGGGCTCGGCAGGGCAGGGCTGGGCAAGGCATGGCTCGGCGCGGCAAGGCATGGCGAGGCGAGGCTAACTACACGAAAGGACCAACTGTGTCTGTTAACGGTCCAAAACACGACAATACTTGGTGATAACATTTTGGTCGAGAAAGAACACTCGTGAACATCTCCCAATTCTACAACCTTCGTGACGAATGCGAGACGGAGTTTATGAAAAGGTTTCCAAGTGCCAAAAAACTCCAAGAAAAGATCCCCTTGGCCGAATGGATAGCATTGCAGGCGGAGATCACACGACAGTTGCGGTTATACTTGGAACATTCACAGGTCAAAGTGGAAGAGGATGGGGAATGATGTCCAAAAATCAATCTAGAAACTTTATATTCACACAGCAACCGCCCCACACAGGGGATAACGTTTACTCGCTGTTTGAGGGACCAGCGCATAAATGTTTACGGGAAATCTCGGATAAATCAGTCCGTTGCTGGGTTACATCCCCTCCCTATTTTCGCAAATTCACATATGGCCACGAACACCAATGCGGGCTCGAATCCTCCATTGACGAATATCTCGAATATCAGATCATTGTTGCACGAGAGATGCTGCGTGCGTCCACCTCGGATGCTAATCTTTTTTGGGTGATACAGGATAGTTTTAACGGATCAGGAGGACCTGGAGGGGACTTCCTAAACAACCAAGGATCATATCGAGTTACTCCCATAAGAGGCGCTTGTATTAAAAAATGGCCTCGAAAGGGACAACTTCTCATTCCGGAACGAACGAGGCTTGCATTTGCTGAAGTTGGCTGGGTTCCTATTTTGCGGATTATCTGGGACAAGGGTGATTCTCGTCGCGGAGCTGTTGACCGACCGTCATATTCTTACGAGGAGATATTGTTGTTTGCTGCATCCTCCGGTCATTATTGGAACCGCGATGCCGTGCTTTCTCCTTTTGCTGATTCTACGGGATCGAGGCTCACAAGAACATTTAATTATGATTTTCACGATCATATAGGACGAAAAAAAAGCGATCCTACAGAATCGGCTTCTCGAATTGAAAAGTTGCAAAAACGTGGCGGAGCCTTTCTTCGATCTGTCTGGCAAATTGCCAGTGTTGCGCAACCAACCATAATAATTGGCTCCCAAACAGTCCGAGGGATAGCATCATTTCCCTCTCTGTTACCAGAAATCTGCATTAACTTGGGGAGTGCTCCTGGTGATATTATCGGTGATCCTTATGCCGGCTTTGGAACAACGCTGATGGCAGCTCTAAAATGGGGCAGAAACGCAATCGGAATAGAATTGAATCCTCAATTTGCAGAGGCAACACGATATCGCATCGGGATTGAATTCAATCGAGAATACGAGCC